CTTCAGGCAACTTGTTGGTGGGGACTACTGTTACTGCAACTATAGGCACACATGCTCCAAATGTAGTTACTGATTTACAGTATGGAATTAATGATGGTTCTAATATAGCTACATTTGGTTTAGATAGAATACACTTTAATACTTCAAATTATTATGTATTAAATGAGTCTTCCACAGGTGTAAAACTCGTAAACGGTGCAACATCTTGGACAACTCAATCTGATGAAAGCCTTAAAGAAAATATAGTAGAACTAACAGGTGCATTAGATAAAATTAAAGACTATAGATGTATTGAATACAATTTAATTGCAGATGAAAAAAAATCTAAAAAAATTGGTTTTATAGCACAAGACTGGCAAAACGATTATGACCAAGTAGTAAGTCAAGAAGATGATGGAACTTTAGGTTTACAATATACAGAAACTATACCTGTTTTATTAAAAGCTATACAAGAACAACAAGAATTAATAACAACGCTACAAGCTGAAGTAGCACTTTTAAAGGAGAAATAAAATGGCAATAGGATATACTTGGGATTGTAAAACTTGTGATACATACCCTACAAAAAGCGGTAAATCAAACGTGGTTTACAATGTTCATTGGAACTTGTTGGCTACAGATGACACCAATAAAGATAGCGATGGCAATAACTGGACATCTAGTATGTATGGCACACAAGCTGTAAGTACAGATGATCTGTCTAGTTTTACTAACTGGTCAAGCCTCACTAATGCTGATGTGCAAGCCTGGGTAGAAGCTGGACTAACTGCTGATACAGTTACATCTATGAAGGCTTCATTGGATGCAAACATAGCTGCAAAAATAACACCAACATCCGTTACAAAAACATTAAGTTCGTAACATGGCTTTGCTACCAGTAACACCACCCGCAGGTGTAGTCACTAATGGAACAGACTACGCCAACAAGGGACGTTGGACTGATAGCAATTTAGTGCGTTTTCAGAACGGATACTTACGGCCTCTTGGCGGTTGGGAGAAGATCAGGAATACAGCGCTTACGGGTACGCCTACTGGAATGTTTGCCTACATTACCAATTCTGGTAAAAAGGTTTTAGCCGTTGGCACAAGACAAAAGATTTATGTCAACCATGACGGTACTTGGTATGACATAACGCCGTCTGGCTTTGTTACCGATCAGTCAACAGATCCACTTGGTTTTGGTGCATACCATTACAACGTGGAAGATTATGGTGATGCGCGTTCACAGTCTGGTTTATTCTTTGATTCTAAGTCTTGGTCGTTTGCTAACTTTGGCGAAGATTTACTTTTTTGTTGTGCAAGTGATGGCAAGATTTATAAATGGTCACCATCATCACCAGCTACGATTGGCGCACAACTAACAAACTCTCCTACTGGTTGTTCTGGTGTTTTAGTAACCAACGAGCGCCATGTTTTAGCTTTGGGTGCAGGCGGAGATCCAAGAAAGGTACAATGGTCATCAAGAGAGGCAAGCACAACCTGGACAGCCGCAGCAACAAATACTGCTGGTGACTTACAAATACCAACAGGCGGCAGAATAACAAGTGCGGTGAAGTGGCAAACAGATGTCATCATCTTTACAGATACAGGTATAGCAAGACTTTACTACACGGGTTCTCCTTTTATTTATGGTATCCAAGACGCTGGTACTAACTGTAAAGCTGCAAGTCCGCGAACCATAGTTGCTGCTGGTAACTTCTTGTCATGGATGGGTGAAAACTCCTTCTTTGTCTTTGATGGCTCTGTTAAGGAAATTAAGTGCGATGTGCATGACCACATCTTTGACAACATTAAATACAACTACAGACGTATCGCTTGTGGTGGTCACAACTCCAACTTTAATGAAATCATTTGGTTTTACCCAGCAGGAGATACTGCAAGCAATCCAAACAAATATGTAATATGGAACTACGTTGACAATGTTTGGTCAATCGGTTCTATGGACAGAGGATGCTGGATAGACCAAGGTGTCTTTGACTACCCTATCGCTTGTGACAGTTTGGGGAATGTTTATCAGCATGACAGCACCACACTAAACAACTCAGAGAACTTGGGAGCAGCAGTTCCTTACGCAACATCAGGGCCTATAGAGATCGGCAATGGCGATAACTATGTGCAATGTAATCAAATACTACCAGATGAAGAAGCAAACGCCTTACCAGGCGTTACAATTAGTTTTAAGGGCAAATTTACACCGCTTGGAAGTGAAACAGACTTTGGTTCTTTTACTTTTGAGAACGATGGCTATACCGATGCAAGGTTTACAGCAAGACAAGTATCAATGACTGTAACGGGATCAACCTCACAACAGTTTCAGGTTGGTAACATAAGATTAAATTTAAGAAACAGAGGTCGTAGATAGTGGCAAGAAAAACGCTAACTAGACCAAGCGGAGAATATGATAAAAACTATCTGAATTATTTGATTTCAGAAATAGAGTATCAAACGGGTATTACTTTTAACAAAGGTGAAAGGATACAGATAGGCGGCGGAGATGCCACCGAATTAGTATTAGTGAGTCCAAATGGAACAAAATATAAGGTTAGTGTCGCAGACAACGGAACACTCTCAACCTCAACAACAGTCTAAAGAGGACTGGGAGATTGAGTTTGATAGGTTGGAGAAACATATTATTCGTGCATTAAAGCACCAAGATATGTATAATTTGAGTGATATTAAAGAGAAAATACACCAAGGTATGTTTCATATCTGGGGTGGTAAAAACTCAGTAATGATAACTGAGTTCGTAGAATATCCTAGAGTAAAGGTAATGAACTTACTTTTTTGCGCTGGTGACTACAAGGAGCTAGAAGCAATGTTACCTAGCTTTGAACAGTTTGCAAAACACTTTGGTTGCAAAAGAATTTATGGTGGTGGTCGTAAAGGCTGGCTACGAAAAATTAAACATCTTGGCTTTGAACAAGAATATCTGGTTAGAAAACAATTATGAGTAAAGGAAAAAGCACAACTACAACAACTACAGATCCAACACAAATGAGGATTTATGAGGACTTATACAATAAGTCCAAAGGCATAGCCTCACAGCCTTTTGTACCTTACACGGGAGCAAGGGTAGCTGGGTTCAACCCAGACCAACTGCAAGGCTTTGATGCAACAAGAAACATGTTTGGTCAATCCATGGGTTACGATCCAAGAAGTCAGCTAAACACATTAGCTGGTCAAGCTGCACCAACTGTTTCACCTGTTACTGGTTCATCAACAGACATCATGCGTAGTGACATAAGAGATGTTAAACCAACCTCTTTGTTAGACACAAACCTAGGCGCATACCAAAACCCGTTTCAAGAACAGGTTATAGATAACACCCTTGGTGATTTAAACCGAGCAAGACAGATGCAACTACAAAGCGACCAAGATGCAGCTATAGGCAGAGGCGCATTTGGTGGTTCACGTTCAGCATTACTAGAAGCAGAAACCAACAGAAACTTTGCAGACAGAGCTGGTAATATTTCAGCTAACTTACGATCACAAGGTTTTGACAGAGCTACAGGTTTAGCTGGTCAAGACATAGGCAGAGACTTCTCAGCACAACAAACAATGGCAGATGCAGACAGACAGGTTGCTATGGCTAACGCTGGTTACGGCAATCAGTTTGGCATGGCTAACCTAGACGCACAAAACAGAGCATCTTTTATGCAACCAGGATTGGATATGCAAAACAGACAGTTCCAAGCTGGTTTGCTTGGCAATCAACTAAGCGATCAATACAGAAACTTAGGTTTAATGTCTGGTATTGGTGGTCAACAACAAGGACTACAACAAAGAGGCATGGATGCAGGTTACGGAGAGTTCATGCGAGCGCTCAACTATGGCCCACAACAACTTGGCTTACTGGCACAAGGTGTTAGTGCTTTGCCTACGCAGACCAACCAATCAAATAGCTACAAACCTGGAATGGGTGATTATTTAGGTGGTGCAGCTGGTTTACTTGGATCAGCTTTTATGGGTGGGTTCAATCCATTTAAGATGGGGTAATTAATATGTCTATTTTTAATAACAACTCGTTTAATCCTTTTGGAACTAATAATTTATTTGATGAAATAAATAAAACCAACCAGCAAATAAATTCTATGAATCTTCCGCAACCAAAACCACAAAACCCTTATAGACAACAAAATATAGGTAATATGCTTTTAGCTTTTAGTGATGTGGTAAAAGGTAGAGATCCTTCTGCTGGTGTCATGCAAAGAAAAACTATGTTAGATGCACAGAAAAAAGAGGCTGAAAGGAAGGCTAACTTAAAAGACATAATTAATAATTCAACGCTTATACCAGATTCAATGAAAGGACTTGCAGAAGTATATCCAGAATTATTTATAGAAAATGCTTTAAGTAAACCTAAAACTTCTGATAATAGTCCAAACAGTTACAGAGAATATGTTCGTACTGATAACACACCAACGGGTGCAGAATATTTAACATTTTTAGACAGAAACCAACAATCTGATACAAGCTTAAGAACTAGCACAGCAGACATTGATAACTATAATTACTATCAATCTTTAAGTGCTGACGATAAAAAAGTTTATCTACAACTTAAAAGATTAGATGCAGAATCTTTAGAAGGTTTAGAATCAGCTAAGACAAAAGGACAACAAGGCGGAGTTGTTGTTCCTCCTTTACAAATGAAAATGGATGAAGCGTTTGCTAATGATGCTATAGAATATCTAGGCGGTGGACAAGCTCAAATAGAAGCTAACATAAAAAATCTAAACGATAAAATTAGAATATTAAAAAGTGGAGAATTAAATGTATCTGGGCCTATGGTTGGTAATATTCCAGAGTCTGCGCAGTCATTTGTCAACCCAGCAGCTTTATCATTTATTGGAGATATAAGAGACATTGTTTTCCAATCTTTAAGAGAAAAGTTAGGCGCACAATTTACGGAAAGAGAAGGAGATAGATTAGTAGCTGCTGCATTTGACCAAAGATTACCTGAAGCAGAAAATGTCAAAAGACTAGAAAGATTATTAAAAACTATTGAGGGTGCTGCTTCTAGCAAAGAAGCCATGATTGCACATTATAGAGAAAAAGGAACTTTAGACGGTTATGAACAAAAAGCATTAACTTTTGATTCAATTTTTGATTCTATAGTAGCAGGTGATTTTTCTAATAAAAGCGATGCAGAGATTAAAACCATTTTTAACAATGGAGATGAGGCAACAAAAAATGCTGTTATTAGATTTTTAGAAGAAAGAGAAAAATAATGTCTTTACTTGAAGAATTAAAAGAACAACAAGCTGTAGAACAAAAACAAATTGAAGAAGTTGTTGTAACTGCTCCACAAAATGAAAGAGGAGTTTTATCACAAGCTGTTATGAACACTCCACAAAGTGCATTGCAGTTTGGTAAAGATTTAATTACACCAATATTAAACCCAATAGAAACAGCAAAATCATTAAAAGATTTGGGAGTTGGTGTTTATCAATTATTTACACCAGGAAAACAACCTAATGAAGAACTTGCAAAAGCTGTAGGTCAATATTTTGCTAATAGATATGGTAGTTTAGAAAAAGTTAAAAATACATTCGCTAATGATCCAGTTGGTTTTGCTGGAGATGCTTCTATTTTATTTACAGGTGGCACTACTCTTGCAGCTAAAGTACCAAGTCTTGCAGGTAAAACAACAAGTACCATTAATAAAATTGGTCAAGCTATAGATCCTGTAACCCCAATAACAAAGGGAGCTGGAATGGTTGCAAACAAGACTGGTAATGTCCTTGCGGATGTTTTAGGGATGACAACTGGAGCTGGTGGCGATGCAATAAAAGGAGCTGTTAGTGCTGGTAAGTCTGGCGGAGATGCACAAAGAGTATTAATAGATAACATGAGAGGCAACGCAGCAGCAGATGATGTTGTAGGTCAAGCATTTAACTCCCTAAATGAATTAAAAAAATCAAAATCTCAAAATTATAAAAGTGGAATGGATGCAGTAAAAGCTGCTAAAACAAAAGTTAATTTTGATGGTATTGAAACAGCATATAAAAATGTTTTAGATGATTTTACAATACAAACAAAACAAGGGCCTGTATTAAAAGGCGGCGCAGATTTACAGAAAAAATTTGATGAAATTGATAAATTAATAAAACAATGGAAAAACAATCCAGACTTGCACTTAGCAGAGAATGTTGATGCGTTAAAACAAGCAGTTGATTCTTTGTGGAAACCAGGCAAAGAGTCTGTAGTTGTAACAAAGGTGAGAAAAGCTATCCACGATGAAATAGTAAAACAAGTTCCAAAATATGCAGACACAATGCAGTCTTATGAAACAGCTATTAAATTTGAAAAAGAAATAATGAAAGAGCTGTCATTAAACAACAAGGCTGCTGCTGGAACTGTTTTAAGAAAATTACAATCTGTAATGCGAAATAATGCCTCTACAAATTATGGTGCAAGACTAGAATTATTAAGAAATTTAGATCCTGATTTATTACCAGCATTAGCAGGTCAATCATTAAATCAATTAACACCAAGAGGAATACAAAGAATTGTTGGTGGTGGTCAGGTTGGCGCTGGTGCTTTAGGTTATGTTGATCCTTTAACGCTAATACCTAGTTTAGCAATACAGTCTCCAAGACTAGTAGGTGAAACCGCTTTAAAACTTGGTCAAGGTCAAAGATTATTAAATAAAGTTCCTGTTACAGACACTTTAAGAACAACAAGACCATTTGTTTCATCAATAGAAGAATCTGAAGAACAAGCAAGATTAAATTATTTAAACAATTTACTTAATCAGTAAACTCCTATATTAACCACGCGACAAATACGCGACTAGCTAATAATCAATTATATCATTTGGCTGTTTTGCGCTGTTTTTTACCGTGTCGGGGAGTAGCGCAGTCTGGTAGCGCAACATAGTTTCACCTAATACCAAACAATAACGCACAATACTTTATTTGTTTGTTTCCCTTGTTTTTCTTGCAAAACTTAAACTATAATCTTACTAATAGGTAATAAATGTTCACAAACATTTTATAAAAAAACGCGACAAATAGGCGACTCATGGAGGTGGGAAGTATGGCGAGATACAAAAGAGATAC